AGGTCGTCTAGTTCACGCTGACGCTGTGCTTCTAATTCTATGGTATCGCGTCCGTACTCTTCGGCTAACGCTACCAATTTGTCATAGCGTTCGTTGACTGCATAAACCTGTTGCTCTTCACGCGTGCGCAATGCCTCGTCTAGCTTGGCCTGTTCGTTGGCAACACGTTCTTGAAGTCTTTTGTCTATTTGGTCTTCTAGCTGTTCGAGTTCAACGGCTTGTTTCTGCAACAACTTTGTGTACTCCTCGGCGCTCAACTGCGCTTCTTGCGCGTCGTTTCGTTCGCGTTCTTGTTTGCGTTCGAGGCGCAGTATTTGTCGCTCCTCTTCGGTCTTACCTACCTCTTCTAGGAAGTCTGCCGTTTCTTGTTCAATCTTTTCGCGGGCATCGGCGCGACGTTTTGCCGCTTGTTCGGCAGCACGACTCGCAGATTCTGCCTCTGTTTTTTCTTTACGTCTTTCGTCCGCTGTTTGTTTAGCTTGTTCTTGAAGGTCTTTGTATGCCTTCGTTTGTTCCGCTAGTACGGCTACCTGCGCTTCTAACTCCTCTTTAAGGTCTTTGTTCTGTTGTAGGCGTTCGACCTGCGCGGCGGCGATTTGTTTAGGTGTACGAAACGCTGTCATTAACCCCGTCTGCAAATCCGTTAAGTCGTCGGTCAACGTCATGCTGTCCTCCATTACGGCGTTGCGCAATTCTTGCACCTTAATTTCCGCTTGTTCCGCCTGTTGTTTTGCCTCCAGTGCGGCCTGCGCTTGTTTCAATTGCTCTTCGCGGCTTGCCTCTGTGTCAATGACGTTGCCCAAACTGCGGTTCAAAACGTCAACCGCGTTAGCTACTGACTGCTCTGTACTTGCTTGGTTTTGCAGTATCGCAATGTAACTTTCTGTTTCTGTGTTAAGTTGAACGTACGCCTGTTTTTGACTTTCCGCTATCTTCTCATTACGGCGCTGTTCTTCACTGCTCAATCCAATTGCGTCGCTAACCGCGTCCCAATTAGCTACTAGTTCTTCCAAGGCAATAATCAGTAGGCCAATACCAATGCTTGCCCACGCCGCTTTCAATGCCTTGAAACTTTTTGACACGCGTTGTACGCCACGTTCTGTACTCTTAAACGTGCGCAAAACACCTTGTAGGTTACGCGGCAAAATGCCTGTAAACAAGTCGGCTAACCCTTTCCAGTCTTTGGTCGGTTTTTTTGCTGCACGACTTGCAGTTTCTTGCGTCTTCTCCAAAGATTTACCAAAGTCGTCGAGCGACTTACGCGCCTCTTTGCTTTCGACCTTTAGCTGTACAATTAGTTCTTCAGCCATATTTCATCAACATTTTCACCTTATCCCACAAACGTGTATTCAAGTCATAGTACCCGTACCAATACTTGTACACCTTCCGCTTCTTATTAAACTTACCATGTTGGCCTATCTGTATCATTTGCGGCAATGACGCGCCCACGTCTTCTATTAGCTGTTTCATCCTAGTAGTAAGTAATCGTCTTGTATCAATATGTATGATTCGTCTTGCATAGCCATTGCCTTAACCGCACTCGTTTGTGTTTGGTCAATTACTCTAACCTCGGCTGTCACTTGAATTGTCCAGTCGCCAGTAATGCCCCCGCAATAAAAACGCACGTAGTTTTTGTCGTCAACTACTGCCGCCTCAACGCCAAAACTTAGAGGCGAAGTATCGCCAATGCGTGACGTTACGTCGTCTGCACCCGCCTTACTAGTCACAAAATCTATGCTGCGAATTACACCTGTCCACGTGCCAAACTCTACGTCGCCTTTGTTTGCGTCTGTTGTGTCTGTCGCTATGTACTCAACATTAAACCCTACGTTGACATTGGGCGGCAAAAGAAAGTGGTCAATGTTGTCTGAAGACTTGCCGTAGCTATACGTGCCCCCCGTGACGCTTGACGTTTCTAATTGAAAAGTAATGATTTGCGTGTTGTCGCTGTCGTCGACGCCGTACACGACTTGTCCCGCGCCAAAGTTCATGTACCCTAATGTGTCCTTCGACACCATGCCACCTTGGTTTTTCATGCCGCGAAACAACGCCGAATCACATTGTGCGCCAGTGTTGCACCTGCCCGTGTCTTCGTCCCACGTCCATGTGCCGCCGCCGTAGTAAAAACAACAACCATAGTTGCCCGCCAGTGACAACCCCTGACTATCAATAAATGTGACAAGGCCGTCGCATGACACCTCAATGTTTTGTACATCGAGCGTACACGTGCCTAATGCCTGTTCTACGTTCCCTGCATACACAAACTTTCTTAGTTGTGCCTTGCAGTTTCTGCGCTGTCCAACGTAGTATTCACGAATAGCGTCAATGTAGTATAGCTGTGTGTCAATGCGTATGACGTCGCTATAGCTTAGGTTACTAACGTCGGCTACATCCAAACGCACTTCGCACTCGACAACCCTTTGTTCTGTGTTGTATTTATCCCGCAACTCTCGGCCATACGCGGCCACTCGCAACCCCTGCCGCGTGGCATGGTCAACCCCATCCATTGAACCCATTTGATTGAAATACAATGTGCGGTTGCCGTACCATGCCTGCGGTATTGACGTGTATTTAATGCTTGCCTGTGCAAGTTGTGTCGTGTCGTTTGCGTTGTCGTACAATATCAGGTTGTCCTGAACGCCTAGATAGTAACTTTCTTGCTGTTCACCCCTGTACAATAAGGTAGGCACGTGGCCGCGTGGTGACGCGTCGTAACTACTTTCCTGTTGGTGTGCGTACAGAAAAATAGGTTTTTCACTTTGGTTAATGCCGTCGGCGTAAAAGTGGTTGTACGTGTTTACGCTGTCAGGCAATCGCCTAAAACGTGGACACGCAAAGTATTCACCTATCGTTTCGTCACCCTTAGCGTACGGCAAGGTGCTGCGAAATATCGCCCTGTCAAACGCTCCATACGTTTCGTTCCACCACTGCGTCGCGTACTCCTCACCCTCGGCACTTTGAAAAGTAATTTGTCTGTGCAGGTTATCGCCGTTGCCGCGCACAACAAAGGGCTTGCTGCGGTCTACCTTAGTTGACCAATCCTTAGCTGACGAAGGGTCGTCATTAAACAACTTCGCCCGTTCCAACAAACTCACTTCTTTTGTGTAGAAGTTCACATCTAGCGCCAGATTAAAACGGGTCATTAACGCCTCAAACCATTCGCCGACTTTTTCCTGACCAATACTTTGTGGAACGGCTAGGTAATCCGTATCGGCAATGTAGCTGTTAAGCGTAACAGCAAAGTCGTTGCTTTCAATTACAATTGGATTAGCTGCCGCCACGCCCTCCCAATGAAATTTGAAAACAATGTATTGACCTACACTTGCGGTGACAATTGTCGTGACTTCGTTGTTGTATTCCGACGTTCCTGAACTTTGGCCTGAACTAATACTAACCCATTGTATCGGCGTTTCAATTCCCTCTGAAAAGTTTAGGGCAGATACTCCTGTTTTGTGTAAGTCTGGTGTTGTGCCTTTTGTGTATCGCCAACGAATGGTAAACACGTACGTGCCAGTGTTGGGCGCTTCAAACCCTAATTGGGTAAATAAATTGTCAGGGTCGTACGTCGGTGTCGTAGCCGTATACGCCTCGATATTAAACCAATTTTCATATATCGACGTGCTTGTCGTCGTACTAGAACCATAAATTGAATAGATAACGTTGGTCGAAGTTCCCGTGCCCGTGTCCGTGACTTGTCCCTGTATTGATAACAATTGACTGCCTACCACCTGTGCCCCGTAGTAAGGTCTGTATGTTTGATTCTCAGGGTCAGTCAGGTAATACATTTTGTCGAAACGCGGCGTGTCCCCGCTTGTAGCCATAGCCCCTGCGGTCATGTTTAGTTCATACCCTGCGTACTGCATAACTACCTGCAACAAATAACTGACCTGCAAGGCGGGTACATGACTGCGTGCCGTCCATCGCCGCGAACCTGTCTGACTATTTGTTACAAAACCTTGCGTCAAAACATACGGGCTATAGCTTGCGCCTTCGGGCACGTCTTGATATGTGTCTTGTATTGGATACCACACAACATCTTCACCAACTTCGCCGTCCGTAATATCATACAAGGCAGGCGCAACGTCTGACCCGTGGTTGCTGCGCTTTACATTTTCGGCGGTCTTGCGGTGGTTTAGCGCCTGCGATATTGTGCCGTCAGGGTTTGTAAACACATCGACCCACGACGCGCTGCGCAACTTGCCGTAAATGTCTATAGTCGCTCCGTATATGACGCACTTGTATTTTCTTGCTTGTAAATCGGCTGACGTCACTTGCAAAACGCCTGCCAACACGCGCTCTCCGTTGTGAAAAACTACTACGTCCTCGGTTGTGTTGGCGTTGCCTGTGCTACCAATTTCACGAAAACGCATAAGCCGTTTGTCGTTGGTGTCGGTAAAGGGTAGGTCAAACGTTAGGGTGTGCGGCGCTTTACTGCGCCCTACCTCAGTCATGTCGGCCAACTCAAAGTTTAGCGACAAAGACAAGTCATTGACGTCAAGGTAGTAGAAGTCGCTATGCGGGTATGGTTTTGAAGCCGTCGGTTTCAGTAGTTCGACAATAGCAATTTGCAACATTACGCAAGCGGTGTAGGTTGGTTACTATACTCGATATTGAACTTGTATTCAATGACCTTTTCTGTTTCCTTGTACATGAAACTAAACGACGTGTCAGTAATAATTACTGGGTAAAACGCTGCTTCGTGGTCTGTGCCATTGCCCTTGAACCTTGTTGCTAAAACTTCGCGGCTGACTAACATCTGTTCTACCAGTGTGTTTAGGTTCTCGTCAATGTGTCCAGTAGCTACCCGTAGCTTACGACTAACATTGGTTGCCGCGCTAACTCGACTGCGCTTTAGTGGGTCGTCCAACACTAACGCACTGGTAGCGTTAGCCGTGTTGTAATTGCCTGTGGTTTTGTTGTAGGTGTTGCGCGTCATTTCCATAGACTGCTCGACGTAGGCAAAACAACTCAGGTAGTCATATCCGCCTAGCTTGTTCAAAAACTTCAATTGTATTGGTGTCGTGCACCCATCAATGTTGTTGCTTGACGCACGCAACAACCGCACGTATGACGCGCCTTCAGGGTTTTGAAGCCCGTCTTCGGCATAGATTCTAATTTCTGTCCACGACCCGCTTGTAATCAAACCCCTTAGCGTGCTGCCGTAGAAATAGTTGCCGCCGCTATCTTTTAGGTTGGCAATGTCCCATGCCCCGCACGGCAACTCACGCACTACCTCGCCGTCGTTCTGTGTGCCAAAACCACTATACGCAACGTCTTGCAACGTAATACTAAACGTTTCTGAAATTGCGAACGCCGCAACGACTAACACATTTATGCGGTCTAGCGACACGTCAAATTCAGAACCTGCCGTGTTGTTTGTCGCCAAAAATGAAACGCTGTACCTATCGTTGTCTGATATGTATGCTACCTGTGTCGGCGTGTTCAGAAAAATGTTGAAGGGCAAAGTTGGTCGCATGGTCAGGAACTTACCCGACGTGCCGTTAATAACATAGTCGTTCCAAGGGCTGTCGGCGCTACCAGTAAACTCATTCAATAAACTACCTGCAATGACGTAATGGTATGAACAAGTTTCTATTGTATCGCTGCCGTTGTCCGTTGTGCCCCAACATAGTTTGACCTTAAACTGGTTGTTTGCCGTCGGCGCTTTGTTCGCGCTATCCCATGTCGTTTCGTATTCGTCGCTGTTCAATAACGACTGCTCAAGGTAAACACATCCCGACAACACGTTGCGCAGATTGAACACCCCAAACCCTTCGGCGTTAGGAAACGAACGAATGGTAGTAACTAAATGCTCCTCGAAGTTATCGCTGCGGTCATAGCGGTAAACCTTTACGAAGTATGACGGGTTGGTCATAGTACCTAACGACGACTCAAACGCACGAACGGGTTGGTTGTCGTATGCCCACAAAACTACCTTGTCAGGTTCGCGTATATCGTATAGTGTGAAGGCCATTAATTACTTAGGTTAAAGTTGACTTTAATGTTGTTGACTTTGCGTTGCAGCACATTGCCAATCGCTGCGCTAATGTCTTTGGCGTATGCGTTTTCTAGAAGTTTCTTGTAGCGTGTAAATTGCGCTTGAATAGTAGGCATTAAAAAGGGCGTTGGAGCAATACCATGCAGGTAAACGTTGCGGCTAATAACATAGGCCATGCCGTCGTACGACATAAACCGACCTGTCTTTTTATCGTTCCACTGGGCTACGGGCTTGTCTACAATCCACTGCCTAATGCCCCTACGCAGCCCGCCCACCTCGCCGCTACCTGTGCCAAACTGAAACGGGCTGTCAGGCGCTTTGTTGCTTGTCAGTGCCCCACGCACGCCTTTCTCCACAAATACCCAATACGGCGCATTTTCCATAGGCCACGTAACTACGGCGTTGCCTTGGTCGTCAACGGACACCTCATGTTCAATGCTATCGCTTAGGTTGCCCGTGCTGTTTTTGCCTGCCTTGTCCAGTATTGCCCGCGCCGTTCTAGACACAAACGCCCCATAGCTATTCAGTGTTTGGTAAACCTTGTTTAGCTTGACACGCTCGTCGCGTCCTAAAATGCTCACCTTTAATTCTAAAATCATTCAAAAGGTGCTTCGCATAGGTTCAGTGGTGCGGGTACATGAATTGTAAACGTAGCCGACCAACCCGTAAGTAGGTTACTGAACTTGCTTGTAAACGGCTGACAATCCACGGGCATTTCAAAAGCCCATGTTTTATTTACCCTGTTGTCTGCCGCCGCACTAACGGCCAAACTAAACTGCGCCACTACGTCTTGCATAAGCAAAAACGTTTCGGTGTACACGTCTACTAGCGTGTCGGTCTGCTCTTCAATTACTAGGTCTGCTACTATGACTTCATACCTGTACTGCACATATCCGCTGTTAATCTGTGCGCCGCTACAATTGGCATACAACAAAGGGTATTTGTCAACACCTATTTGTTCAATGTCTAGTTCCTGCGTGCTGTTGGTGTGAAACGCCTGTAGAATTTCGTGTGCGTCTACAATCGTGCGAAACGTCAGGTCAATGTCTTTAAGCGTTTCCATTGATTTTTATGCTTTCAGTTAGCTGTAGGTCGATTTCGTAGGCAAGGAAAGTAAACGCCTCAGTAATCAATATACGGCTGACCGCATCCAGTTGTAGTAAGTCCCCGTTAGCCAAGCGGTACATTACTCTGTACCATCCCCATTTATCCCTAAACTCCCGTTTGCCCTCTGATTGTTCCACACTTGTGAATAGAACGGCATATCTATCGCAAAGGTTTCTGCGGTATTCCAAAAAAAAAGCATCGCACCTACGGCCAACGTCATAGGCATTTCACGCATTAACGCCACCCTATCTTCATCAATTGTGTAGTCCTCAATTTTGTAGTGGCCTTTGATATGTTCAATGACGGGTCGATACATGATAGCTAACGCCCTGTCTAGGTTTTGCCATAGGTCGCCCTTCGTGCAGTGCATTTCAAGGTCTACATATTCACCAAAGGTTAGTTTAGCCCAATTCGGTATAAACCCGTATTGGTTGCCTTCAACCTCAAATATCTGTACCAACTCGTAATGTTCCTTTGGTTCTTCCTCTACCCACTTTAGGCGCTGCACAATGTCGTTATAGCTTGCGTTGGTCAGGTAATCTACCTCTAATTCATTCAAATCGCAGAACGCTGTAATCGCTACAACGGCCTTCTCTTTGTCCGTGCGTGCGTGTTCAATGCTCTTTGTGTAGTGTTGGTACTGACCAATAGTAATGTCCTCCCAACTTTCGGGTATCTTAATTTTCTTGTTCATGCTATGACGTAATGGCCTGTGCGGTTGGCTAGTTTATTTAGGCACACGTAACGCGTTGCGTCTACGGCGTGGTTATACAAATCTACTGGTTGTCCCATCAACCTGCCGTCTTTATCGGACTTCCATTTGTAGTTGCGAAACTCTTTGTTGACGTTGACACTATCGGCCTTGACGTACAACTTGCGGCGGCGCATAATATCAATGCCCGCCCGTACTGAGTCTGCACCTTTCTTTGCGGGCTTGACATTGAACCCTTCGCGTCGTAACTCCTCAATGCTTTTTGGTTCGGCGCTGTCGGCAATTACTTCGTCACTGCGCGTTATGCCTACGTCGCGCATATAATGGGCTAAGTCTTGGTTGGTCATACCCGTTTCATACATGACCTCTTCTATATAAATGTCGCCCTGCCTATCGCCTAGAATGTAAACTGCAACAAGTGCCGTCGGGTCAGTAGCGTACCCCCAATCCAAACCATAGGCCAATAGCTTTGCCTGTTCAGGTCTATCCTTGTACGTGTGTGTTACAAAAACATTGTCACGGCTGACGCCCTTCTGACCCAACCCAAACACACGCCAGTAGTTTTCGTCTGTGTCTTTGAGGCGTTCAATTTCCGCAATGGTCTGTGCATTCAGAAACGGGTTGTCTTTGTATGTGCTAATAAAAAAGTTGGCGTCGTCCCTAGGTATCAATTCGTCGTATATGTACGAATACTCCATCGACGGGTTAAAGTCACAAATGAACTTCTCTGTTGTACGCATAAGCAACTGGTACGTTTCGTCCCGCGACAACTCGTTTATTTCGTTGACGTAACAAATTTGTCTTTTGCGTCCTCGTATTCTGTCGGGTGTGTCTACGCTAATAAACTCCCACATATTGCCAAACAAGTAATACGTCTGCTCGGTTTTGTTGTGGTTCTTCTCAGTGTACCAACCCTGACTTGTTAGCACCTCCACAAAGTCACGCAGCACTGACCCGCGCAAACTAGGAAACGTCTTGCGTACTACGCTAATTGTCCAACCTGCATTCGGGTTGGCCGCGCACCACTCAGCCAATACCTGCACACAACTAAACGTCTTGCCACTACGACTGCCGCCTTGGTGTATAGATAGGCGTTTCTTGCAACTCTTTAAGTCGTAGTATGTCTTGGGCTGCGTCACTCTTCCTTGCCCAAATTGCTTTCTTTTTGGTCTGTGCGTTCTAGCACTTCGTCAAACCATGTCGGCGTTGTTGGCTCTACGTCCATGCTTACTTGCAATTCTTGTTGCTTGGGCATAAAGTATGGCATCAACCCGCCAAGTGCTTTTAGGTACTTCTCGCTTGACTCGGTACGCAACGCGTCTAGGGCGTCCTCGATATGCTTGACCTCGCCGTTCATAATAGACACGAACAACGCCCGCGCTTCGCTGCTCACTTTATCCTGCGCCCCCTTTGGTCTACCCTTTGGGTTGCCGCTTTGTCCTTTCTTGAATGGCATTGTTTCTAGTTGTTGTTTACAATACGCTACCTAGCGTGTAACGTGCCACACTTGTCTTACCTCCCCACCTGTTAGGTACGTCTACCATAGTCATAGGTACGTCGTAACCTTCTCTTCGTAATGTGTGAATGGTTGCAGATAGTCGTGTGTTGCCAAGGTCTTGAATGGCTTGCAGACTGGTTATGCTTTTGTGGTTCTGTAGGTACTCCAACAAACGCGTTTTGTGTGTTTCCTTTTTCATTCTTCTAACTTGTTTTTATAGTGTTGTATGATTCTCTCTGTTTCGTTTTTGTAAAAGTCTTTGAAGTTTCCGCGTTCTTCCATCTTCCAAAACTTGAACAAGACATTGCGCAACCTTTGACTCTGTGTCTTTGGTTCGTCGTATAGGTCTAGTTCAATTGCGTCTAGTTCTTCTAACTCTTCCTTGGGCATCGTTTCTTGTCCTCTAAAATACAAAATACCAAAGGTGTCTAGTTGGCTGTCAATTGTACTTACCTCGTTTGTTGACAATTCCTGTGTGACAAATCGCAGCGTGACCGACCTGTCTTTACGGCGTTGGTAGCCGTCCAGTTGTGCCGCGTACATTATTCGCATGACGCCTCGTAAACTTGTTCTAGTTTCTTCAACGCTGTGACTAAGCACGTGCCGCAGTTAGTGAACTTCCTGCGTTGTCCGTACACCTGTTCCCACACATTGACCAATTGGATTTGTTCGGGTTTACGCAATCTTCCGCTTTTCCATGCGGGTTGCAAAATAGTTTCCCATTTCTCTTTGCTTTCGTCATCCATCAGTTGCGCGTACGGAAACAATTTGTTTAACGCTTCCTGACGTTCCTTGCATCCGCAGTCGTCACCCGCTACTGCCTTAACCACTTTATCAATACCTGTTGCCTCAGTCACTTTAGCAATGGTATCGCCTAGCCCCTTACTCGGTGCTTTTTTCTTCTTTGTTGTTCGTGGCTTGCGCTTCGTTGTGCTTTTGGATTTTGCGCTTGGCTCTTCTAATGGCTTTGTGGATTGTGTTTTTGTTGATTCCTGTTGCATCGCTTAGGGTTTGTAATGTGTGTTCGTGTAAATAATAGACTTTGAAAATTTCGCGCTCAAACCAAGGTATGTCGGCAAGCACTTTGTTAATGGCTGCCACCTTGTTCTTAATCGTCCTCGTCATTGTGTCCTCTGTTTCCTGACTATACACTAAGAATTGAACGTGGAAGTCTATTGTGTTGTCCTCTATTTCTTTGTGTTTCTTGTATTTGTAGTAGAACCTTGTCGTCTTGCTAAACGCGTTAATCTTTAGAACCCTCGCAATGTAGTACCATAGTTCGCCACGCTCACACATTTCTTCGTACTTGCCTGTCGTGTCTTCCAGTAACCAAATGCAGGTGTCATGAAAAAGGTCGTCGCCCAAAGATTCGCCTACATACATTCGGCACATATCCTGTAGCTGCTCGTACGCATCAACTAGAAATTGCTCAGTGCAGGCGGTACAACTCACAACTCGTCCAATAGTTTTTTGTAGTGCTTGCGCATATCTACTATGTCCTGTAAACTATACTTCTTTGTTTCTTTGCTCATGTTGTATATGCGCTCGGCTGTGCCCTTGCCATACTTAGCGTCTAACGCTAGCCCATATTTATAGTTTTGGTTGCTATCGTACAAATTACATTTTGGGCACTGGGGCAAAACATTGACTAAACCTTCTTCGGGCACGTGCAGCCAACGCGTACTATAACATGACCGACTCATAAAATGCCCCGCGTGCATAGACTTGACTTCGCGCTGAACGCCACACGTCACACAAGTACAAAGGCCGTACTTATCGGCGTGAAACTTTCGCACGTATTGACTGAATACGGCGTCTAGTTTTTTTACTTCGCGTGACTTACTCACAATCTACAATATAATTACTCCGTGCCTAGGTGTTTCTTGACGCGCTGACCCAACCCACTATTCTTTGGCTTATCGGGTGTCGTGACCTTCAGTTGGTCAACCGCTTCGCGTACTGGTTGTGACTCGCCTAGGTCATGCTTTAACCTATCGACGTGTTCATACTTCCTGTTTTGCATTTGCCGTTCAAGAATTGGTGCGCGTACTTCCCCCTCATACCTGCGCAACGCGTCAAGTATTTCGGCGGTCTTCAATCGTTCGTATAGCTTACCCATTTTGCCTTGAATAATCATGTCAAAACAAGTTCGCACCTCTTCCAATTTCAATGCAGGGAAATCTTCTACAATGGCTCGACAAGTCATAGTCAACTCTTCGTCTGTTGATAGGGTCTTGTTTGCGTCAACCATTTTGCACAATCTACCTACCTCTGTTACCAACCACAACCGCACGCCCTTCTCATGCACTTCGTCTACCTTCATAGCCGACTTTATGTTTGTGCCCTTTGTCCAAGCGTCCGTAGGTGTGACCCCTGCAATCTCACCCATTAACAACGAAGTCGATTGCTCCGTCAGTTGTGAAGTTGCCCGCGTCAAACCCGCGTGACTTTTGTTTCCATTGTTCTGCATTGCGTTTCCAGTTTCTAGCGGCGGCCTGCCAGTCCTTTATAGATTTGCCGCGCCCTTGTTTCCATCCATTGCTTTCGTAGTAGTCAACAAATTTATCTGCTTCGTGTGTGTCCAATCCCAATTCATTAAAGTAGATATACACTTCTTGACGTGAATTTGGCTTTGCCCTACTAACTTGTTTTCTAGGTTGTTCTCTATCTTGTATTCTATGTAGACATTTTGGCGACCCTGCCTCGCCATTTTGTCTACCCTGCATAGACAAATTGTCTAGTCTGCTTAGACACTTACGCACCCTGCCGTCTGTCTTTACTTCTATTAAGTCGCGTTCTTTCAATTCCGTTATAGCCCGCGATACGCTGCGTTGGCTTACGCCGTACTCCCGTGCTATCGTTTCATTGCTCTTAAAGAAGTACGAATGGTTGCCTGTAAACGAATGTATATCTGCCCACAACAATTTAGCTATTGCACTCATGTGTGTATTCAGTATTTCCACTGGTAACCACAACCCCTTAAATTGTCGGGTTACCTCGGCAGGTACTTTGTCGTGTTGCATCTTTTGTTTAGTTCTTCTCCTAATGCCCTGATAAGGTGACTATACTTAGAAGTCAGGTTTACGTCTTTCTTATTCTCTTGGTAGGCAAACCTAATCAATAGGTGTTTACGCCACTGCTTCAGTTCTTCAACCCCCATTGTTGATATGTCTAAGGTCGCTTTCACGCTGTTGTATAATTTCTAAAATAGTGTTTGCATCTAATCCCGTTTGAACTACCATGTCTTCCAAGTGGTACAGAAAGCGTCGCGGGTCTTGTTGATACCAACGTGCCGCCGTCCTCACTCCTAATCCAAGTTGACGCTCCATGTTTGCCTGTGACCCATAGTATTTTTTGATAAATGCGTTAAATGTCAAGTTCATCTTTAATCATATTCAATGTGCCTATAAGGTGCATCGCGCCTTCAGCAACTTTGTTGCAATAACTTTCCCAATCTTGGTGGTTGGCTGCTCCCTGTAATGAAGTCACGGCCAACTGCATAGCCCAACGTACGTCGTCTTCGTTTACGCTATCTGCTAAATACTCTCCGTTAATTAGTACCATTAGAACGGCAAGTCTTTATCGCCGTGTGCAGGTGCATCTACGGGCGGTATGTTTTCTGTTGACACGGCTTGCGCACGTTGCGAAGTCTGTTCTTTGTAGATACCTCCCCATGTATCGAAGTTGTCGTGCATTGACTTCAGGTGTTTAGCTACTCCCCAAATGTCATACAACGTTACTTTGTCGGGCGCTGTCGTACCATGAAACAGATATTGCTGCGCTTCACGTATAGCCCACTGGGTGACAATGCTTTCTTGCCTTTCTACATTGTGGCCTTGCGCCTGTCGTGGTTGCTGTTGTTTTTGTGTGGCGTAACCTGCCTTGTCTAGGGACAACCGCACCCCGTATTTTGTGTGTTTATGACTCTTAACTACTACCTCTTCGCCGACCGCCCAACGGGTCATAGTCTGTGCTGACACCTCACCTACCAATCCATTTTCTAGAATGCAATCAAATCGGTGGTAGGTTGTGCCGTCTTTGCCTTGGTCTGTACCTGTGTGTGTCAGGTGTTCAATCTTTGTCGTTTCCATCGTTTCAGTTTAGGTTAATTTCTTCTAGGTAATCAGTGTATAGTTTCCCTTTTGTTACTATCAATCCTTTGTGTCCAGTATTAACACGTGGGTCTTTGCTGTCGTACTCCCATAGTTCGTCAAGTGTCCACAACTTGCGTTTGCATCGTAGGTCTATGTATTCATCAACTTCGTTGCGCAACCCCGTCACCCACTCTACAAACTTGTTTCCGTCTTGCGTCAGGTATTGTATTTGGTACGCTTTCATCCGTAGTTCTGTTGAATTGATTTTTGGAACTCTGACCATAGCGCGTCAAACTTGCGCTTATACTCTTCCATGTCGCGCACAATTTCTTGCGACGTAATGTGTGCCGTCCATGCGTTGTAGTCCTCCGCAGGCGTATCGGGGTACGCCGTGCTGCGCACCCCGTTTGGCTTCAGTTTACTTTTCATTCGTGGAAGGGTTCGTGTTCATTTCCATCTTAGTGCATAGTACCACTGCGCCTACAATGTGTTGACCCAACATAGCCGACGCGAATACGTTTGGCTTCAACCCCAATAACAACCCCTCTTCGTTGACGTAACAATCGCCGTATGGAGAAGAAACCAATTGAATGTAACCGCCTACGGCTTCCTGCAATGTTTCCAACTTGTCGTTTGGCAGCAACGTAATGTCGGCGTTTTCGCTAATTCTGTACGTGTAACTCATAGTGTTTTGTTTGTTTAACTGACGCTAATGTACGGCAATGTACGCAATATCCAAACGTTGCTTATCAACAATTGTTCGTGCAAAACAGAAAAGGCCGCCCACGTTTGGACGGCCTCACCTGTTGGGAGAATAAAACACTATGCGCTTATCAGATGCCTAGACAAGCGAATGCAATGTACACAACCTAAACTACCCTGCCAACTTAAATCGCTTCTTCTACCCAATCATTCCATTTGCCGCCAGTGTATTCTACGACCCACCACCAACCACCTAAACGCGGTTGCCCAAATCCTTTTTCTGTTTCCCATCCACTAAACCCGTCGCCTAGCTTTTTGTAGCTGCCGCAACGTACGTGGTGGGTAGTTCGTAGGTGTCGTTCCATTTTGCGCGTCAACCTTTCAACGCTCATAGGCACATACCATTTGTTGTGGTCGTGACCACGTAGTAAAATGTCTGCGTCAGGGTATCGCGCGGCGTCTATATCCACGCCCAACACACCTTTACTTCGTGGCGCGTTGCCTCCGTACCCGTGGTGGTAGTGCATCAAATAACTTCGTTGTTCGGTGCGGTACGCAAATCGCCAACGTACCCAACCCGCATAACCTCCTAACTCTATACTACTCCCGACGTGTTGTAGTCCGTTTACTACTCGTTTGCTTATGTCCGTGTGCTGTCGCTTGCGTACGTTTGTTTCGTGGTTGCCCTGCACATAGATAGTTAGTAGGTCTTTGTACGGCTCTAAAAACTTAACCGCATCGTTGACTATCAAATCAAAATAGTCTTGCCCTCTGTACTCAGGGCGTAACCCTGCGGGCAATGTATTGCGTGGGTCGTATTTACCACCCATCGCGTCAAGGAAGTCGCCGTTTAGAAAGATAGCTGCGTTACGTTCACGGGCTAGTTCTAAATGTTTCTTCAATAATTTGCGGTCGCACTTGGTGCTGTCAAAATGTACGTCGCTTAGAAATAGCGTGTACGTTCTTTCGCCTGCCTCAACTTCCCTCTTTACGCCGTGTACATTCCGCGCGTGTATTTGTATTGGTATGCTCATAGAATGACAAACAGATTGGTAGGACACCGACCGCGCACAGAATAACGTGCGGCCAAGTTGCCCCAACCTCCGTTATTTCTGTACACGCTGTCAGTACAATAACGCCGCCTATAGTCCGCTTTGCTGACCAACGACGTAGGTTGCCTTTTGTCTTGAAAATTTCAGTTAGGTCAAGACGTGACAACAAAGACGCTAGGTTAGTCTTCACTCTTCTTACGGCGGTCGCCAGTAATTGCGGTAATCAACACGTCAATATACCCGAAGATTTGGTTGTCGGTTTCAGTTGGTGTCAGGTTGACAATAACTTTTACGAAGGCCATAAGGCCGACTACCAAGGCCAACCAGTTTTCTGCGATAAACTCACTCATGATTTGTAATTAAAAAATTGTATTTGTCTGCGACCTCAAACGAAGGGCACGCTTTTTTAGCGTATTCGTTGTGGCCGTGGATTGTAAGGTGTTGGCCGAATACCATGCGTAGACTCTGCACCAACTTAATGAATGCTATGTCCTGTATCGGCGTCATTGTGTCTTTTGGTTTGTTGTCCTTATCTACCCCACCAATGTAACACACGCCTATGCTGTCGGCGTTGTGGCCGCGTGTGTGCGCCCCTGACTTTTCAATTGGTCTGCCCTTTTCTATTGTGCCGTCAAGCCATATCACATAGTGGTAACCAATGTCTGACCAATTGCGCGGCGGGCTAGTATGCCATTGACGTATAGTGGCAACGTCAAAGTGTGCGCCTTCAATAGTGGCGCTGCAATGCAATATAATGCGGTTCAGTGACCTCACTCCACTTTGTTTTTAGCTAGTAGTAGCTTTATCTCATTTACGCCGTCCATCAATTCGCGTAGAATCTTAGCTACGTTCTCCTCATTCTTTTCTAACTGGTACAATCGTGACTTAACCTTCGTCATATCTGTGTGCAATTTGACGTAGGTAGCCAGTATGCCTGTTGCTCCACTAAGTGCTACGCTAATCAATTCCTGTGTCATGGCTCTACTACTCTTAGGCGTGTTTCAAGGTCTTCAAACTTAGCGGCCATTTCTTCTAGAATAGGTATCAAAATTTCCGAATCTAGAATGTCCAACTTAGCGTCGTCAGTTAAGGTGTCGATACGTGTGCTCATTGTTGAAATAGAATTGTAAAAGACACATTGCCCATAGCTTGGTTCATGTTGTTTTCTAACCAAAACGCATAAGTTGAACCTTCAGCCATGCCCGCCGCAGCCGTAAATTCAAACGTCGTTTCCATACGCGACGCGTAAACGGGCGTCGTAGTAATCGTTTCCTTGTCTGTTGTTGTGTTATCTAAGGCCACCTGTCGCAAGGTCAAACTTAATGTGCCGCTTGTCGGCGCTGTGTATTCATGTCTTAAAATGACCTTCAGCAATTGACCTGCATTAGGCATGGCTAATTTGTTGCTACGTTGTAACGTAGTGTATTCTGTTTCTGTGTTGCCTACGGGCAAGTACACGTCACGAAGGGCATTATCAAAAAATGACCCAACGACGACACACTTGTTTTTTAACGACGACCCGAAATTGGTTGTCGTAATTTTTTTGCTACTTCCTTCAGCCGAATCAGTCGTGTCACTGACGTCGACAATCATAAGAAGGTCGCCTTTTGCCGCCTCTGTTATTGCGGTTAGGTCGGTTACTTTTTTGTTTGCCATTGCTGTAGGTATTGACTCAACTTCTCAAAGTTTGCCACCTGCGACTTGCGGGGTTTATGGTCGCCAGTTGATAGCCGACAAGAACGCTCGTCGTTGGTTGTCGGGTACTTTGGTTTCGTAGACATTTAGGTTTTGAAAATAGTTACGCGTCGTCGGGTGAATGTCGTCCTCTGTGTTTGTTTGGTACTCAGGGTACAACTCTGTGTGGTGTCTAAGACGTTCAATCAAACGTTCGCGGTAGAACATAGCCATGTCTTCAGCGCGGTCTAAAACAAGTTTAATGTCTGAAATACTAGCGTTACCTCCCTGCTCAGTGTCGGGCAAGGAAATTGTGTTGTTGGCAAATCGTAGGCGCAAACTATAGGCAACCTCGACAAAGGCAAATTGAGTCAAGGCAGGCAAGATGTAATCAACCAACAAGGTCTTGTATTGCACATTTTGTTCTTGGTCAATTTCATTGTTTGTTACCAGTTGCTTTAGCTTCTCGTCTAGCTGTGTACCTAGAACGGGCAAAATATGTCTGTCCTGTGCCAGTACAATTTGTGGCTTTAATAGGTCGTCGTCAACACTTGAACCAATTGTAGTGTCACGCTTCAAGCGTGCGGTACTCAAATACATTACGGCCATTACCTTACTTTTTCCATGTTTACATTCAACGACAAATTGTAGTCGTCGGCCATTCTAATTACGTCTTGCCGCAAGTCGTCTTGACCACGCCACCTATTACCCATGTATTGAATGGCAACGGCGCGGTCTGTGCCGCGACCCACTGCCCACACACTGACTTCGTGGTTGCGTAGGTTACGCGCCACTCTGTCGCGGCGCAATCCACGTAGTAAGTAAAGGTCACTAATCATTGCTTGTCAATTGGTGCAATTGCTTCGTCACCTTTTTGTACGACGTACGGGTTGTTACCTACCTTGTCCATCACATCTTCAAACTGACCTGCTACCAAGGCGTCCCATTCGGCTTCGGCCTCTTCGGTGTCGGCAAATTTGTATTCAGGGTCGTAGATAAAAATGTTTCGTTGCCACCCGTGGTAGCAATTCTTACCCCCTGCCCACTCAAAAATATCGTAACTGCTCTGACCCGCCGCCGCGAATTGTCCGTTTTCTCCCGCGTCGCTCATGTCTTGAATGTCCTCAAATCGGTACATGACACCCGAATCACTTAGCCCCATCATTTCTACACAAAAGTCGCGGCTTGCTCCTTTTGGTGTGGCCTTACTAGCTTTGAAGTAAGAATAGCG